ATACAATTAACTTTTCGTCAGGAGATACCGCAAACCAGATTACACCAGACTTACTTCCGTATCCGTAGTCACATGCTCTAAACTTTACCCAGTTGTTAGGTATGTCAAAAGGTTCTATTACATGTATGTTTCTGTCAAACTCTGTAAAGGCTGCGCCTTCTTTAATATCCCAATCACCGTCAAGTAACTGTCGTCTTTGCTGTTCTGGTAGTGATAGAAGCATTGCTTCATAGTCACCCTGTTCAGCTAGATAAGGATTATCGGAAAGACGGGCAGGTATAAACCTGCGTTTGAATAAAGCCCTGCCAGCTTTGGCGTGTCCAGCAGGGTAGCGTAGTACTTCACTTGTTTCAATATCTGTTGCATCAAAAGCTTTTCCATAACTAGCAGGGTCAATAAACATTTTCTTAACCCAGTGGTGACCCCTACCACCCGGATTTGTAGTAGCTCTCATGTATACAGGTAAATCAGTTGCAGTGGACCGTAGACGTGATCTCATATAGTTCCACGGAAAGGGTGTGGGCCATTGAGTTAACTCGTCAAAGCCTATCCAACTAAACGCTAGACCTTGGTAGCGCAGGACGTCATCTTCCCTATCTAGGTAGGACATCCACAGTCTCGCACCAGAGGGCGCAGTCCACTGCATCTTACGTTCTGACCACTTAATGCCGGGCCAAATCTTAGGGTACATTTCTTGTGACTTAAAGATAAGTTCCCTTAGTTCTTCCGTAGTATGCCGTAGGAGCAATCCTGAGAAGGCAGGGTGGCCCATAAAGCGTAAAGGGTCAGCAAGCATGGCGTAGCTCTTACCACCCCCTGCAGAGCCTCCAAATAGCACCTCACGTTCACCTGCAGCTAGAAAGTCTGTCTGCGGTCCTTCGTTAGGTTTGAAGATAATATTATGTTGTTCTTCAACAGGAGCTTGGCTAGTAACTGTAGGTGATGTATCAAGCTGCGTCTTCTTGGCTGATGTTGTCTTTGTTTTCTTTTGCGCCAAGTCTGGTGCGCTCGATTTCTTCCGCTTTGGCGACTGCCTTTTTCGCATAGTCTGCCCATTTGCGTAGGCTTCCAGCTTTGTTTTTCCGTCTTCGCTCATTATCCAACCGTTTCATTAATCCTACGTGAGAGATTTGTCTGCCTGTATTTGTAGTCAGCCAGTTAGCTACTTCACGATATGAGTACTGCTTTAAGTACTTCTTTGCTTTTTCAAGCATATCAAGTTCTAGTTCTATTGGCAAGAGAATAAATGAATCATTGGGATCTAATTCATAACCAAAGGGTACTGTTCTTGATATACGTGGAATAGGAACCCACTCGTTGTCTTCTTTAATGTCGGTTGGTTGTGGTAGTTTCCACTGACCTGCAGATTTAGTCATCGTTATCCTGTGATTGTTTAACTGGCATTAACATAACGCCACCCTTTGATTCTACTTGTACCTTCTCTGTTTTAACTAAACCAGTACGATCAAGTAGTTCTTTGGCTGCTGCCATCTTATCACGAATGCCTAACTCAGTAGGATCATTCAAAGCACTAACCATAGCTATAGCAGCTTTTGGTACATTACGTGCTAAGTAGTTATGTGTTATGTCAATTATTTCTTCTTTTAAACTGCTGGTAATCTCACGGTTAGGTGTATTAGGTGAGTACCCTGCAAGATTTTTAGCTGCAGTAATGTTACCAGCAGCTTCATCCATAAGGACATCAAGAAACTTTTGTTGACGTTCTGTTAATTCTCTAGCCATGTTACATCATCTCAAAATGTGGTGCATCAATAAATGGTCTACGACCTTGTGACCTACGCAAGTCTATATAAGCATTCATTGAATCTTCTGCAGTACCACTGTACATGCGTATGTCTCCCTCAGACCAAGCTGCTCCCCACTTGATACCAACAGTCTGTCGTCTTGCTGCTTCTGCCATTGCATCACAGATGTCATCATACACGTTTAGTTCCCAAGAAATGTTTGAACCAAAGTATGCAACTAAGTCTACTGCCCTACCAACTAAGTGTTTAGATTTTAATGTTTGTGAACGTCCAGAGTCATATAACTCTTGCTGTTCTTCTGCAGTACGCATACCATAGGTAACACCAAAGTCTACTTTAGTTAACCCAATAGCTTCTTTTACTACATCTACAAGACCCTGTTCAACGCCTTCTAGTTTAGCCATACTTCTATCACTTAGTTTAAATGCCATGTTACTTCTTTCCAAAAAACTTAGTAGCTGATCTTACGCCAAAGCTGGCAGCTACGATTACACCTAGTGTATACTGATACCACTCTGGCATTGACTGCAGAGCTATAAATCCATCAGCTACTACACCTCTACCCCAATCACCTGTGAATACAAGTATTAGTGGGATAGAAAAAAGTATAGTTAGCCACTCATCTTTCCAGCTATCTTGTGAGCCTTGGGCCATTATCTTTTCCCAATCAGCTTCACTAGTAGCTCTGCTTACCATTATCTGTGCTTCAGCTTCTGCTCTAGCAACTTTAACTTTAACTTCAGCAGCTTTAGTTTCGACTTTACCATTTAGCCATGTACCAATTAATCCTGATAGTGGGCCTATTAATGCTTGTATCATACTAACTACTCTTTGCTTCTTTGTTCATCCAGATACCAAAGCAACCAGTTAAAGCTCCCATGCAAACAGACACAAGGCCCGCCTGTCCGTTTGTTGGATCAGGCAAGGCCATGTACCAATGCACAGATTGGTATGTAAGAATTGTTACCACAAGCATCATTAGCCGTGGAAATATTTTATAGTCATCAATAATAGTATGGGCCATTATATTACAACTCCCCCTCTGGCGGCTCTAAATCTTTTTGTCTTTTTCGCAATGCCTTTAGGTTGAGCCACATGCTGCTTACCTGCCTTAGTGCCTTCTCGTTTAGCTCTGGTTGTAGCGGCGTACTCAGAAGAACTAAGAGACTTAATAGCCGCAGCAGGTAGATAACGCTCACCACTCTTAGCACTGGGCTTACCACTCTTAGTACCCCACTTTTGCTTTGTCCAATTACTTAGGCTCTGTTGAGATTTTGCTTTAGTCATACTAACAGCAGTCGCAACCTTCGCTACACTTCTTATTTAGTAGCGCACACCATAGTCGTTTAAAATACTTCAATACTTTTTTCATTAGTTTTTATATCCTCCGCCTGCAGCTTTATAAGCTTTGGCTAACATCTGGGCTTTACGTGCAGACCATTGACCTGCCGCTCCACCCTTAGATCCTGCTTTAATTTTTTTAAACAATCGCTTGCGTAACTCTGGCTTAGTATAGTTACCTGCCTTATTGACGGTAGATTTTGCCTTCGATTTCGCCACGAGTAACCCCTATATCTTTTAATTGATTGTCTGACATATTCCGTAGCTGCCAGTGAGCTACTCTTTTTTCTTGGCTTATTTGAATCATTTTAATTAATTTTTTAAACATAACTATCTCCATGTTAACAGTAACCTTTGTTACTCTGGGTAGTTATATCATACATAGTTATAACATAAAACATACAATAATGCAACCCCGATATGCAATTACATCAGGGTTGCACTTTTTTTTTAAGAGAGTACTACTTTAACCGTTACGTTGTCACTAGTAGCTGCTAAGATATTCATTATAACAGCATCCCCAATAGCGTCAGGGATTGCAAGAGTGTAATTACCTGCCTCTATTTCTAAATCGTTAGCACCACAGTTTGCTGCTGCAGCACCAAAGTTAATTAAAAACTCTTGGTCAGCGTGAAGATGTACAACTCTAAAACCAGTGCAGGTAAAATGTGCAGTGTTACCTGCAGTATTATCTACGGTTACTTTTGTTTGTACACTCCACTGTAACGTGTTAGGTTGGAATGTGCCTACGGAATTAACCACTAGACAATGCCATAAAGGTTAATCAGTGAGTAGTCAGTAGTTACGTTAACAATCATAACTGTACCAATTACCTGAATAACATCCCCTGCAGCAGGACCGACAGCACCAGCAGCACCCAAAGGTACAGCATGGTTACCTACTACAAGTGTACCTGAAGTAAGTACAGCTTGTGGACCTGAGACAGCCATCCAACCGAAGTGAGAAGCAGCCATATCAACAGCAGTCACACCCATTGTTGCGCCTGTAGTTGTAGCAGCCTGAACAATCAAAGCACTGAGTGGATCAGCGATAAGAGTAATTCGTGTGCTAGAAGAAGCTGTAATAGCTGTTGCTAAGTCATCATACGTAGTGATAACAATAGATGGATCACTTGAGTGATCGTGTGCTGGGTTAGAACGGATACGGAGCATCTGGCCTTCACCTGCACCATCATTAATATACAAGTAACCACCTGCATATTGATTAAGTGTAATGTCAGTACCAGCAGTTTCTACTGAGATTGCAGTTTCACCAGCAGCTACGTCAGCAGTAGGGGCTAGATCAAAGTGATGTGCAATAGAGGCAGCGTGAGTTATACACTTACCTGCAGTTACTGCAGTTGCAGCCATCTTACAGTAACGGTACGTAGTGTTACCATAGAGTAGCTTACTTCCTAATGGAAATAGTTGGCTTGCTCCAGAAGTAAATGGATCTACTGTTCCGTATGAGCTACTACCTTTACCAACTAAGAAGTCAGAGGCAGCATATCCTGCAGCTTCAGTGTACTGCATGTGAGCACCAGCGGTAGTTTTAATTGATCCTGTAATATCAATACCATCGCCAAATGTAATATTAGTTTCATATTCCTCAATACCTTGAGTGAGTGTAGTTGTTGCCATGATTAAAAATCCTTTCGTGTGGTGTTACCACGTTGCTTGGCATAGTGTGGGTTGACCACTTATAATTATTATACTTTAACTAGCTTGTAGCCTTTTGCTTTAGCTGCTGCACGAATTTGTGGAAGTCCCATTGCAGGTGCACCGCCCTTAGCGTAGCCACCTTTAGCGTAACCCTTTTTCTTCATCATACCACCTTTAGCAGCACCTTTTTTCTTCATCATGCCACCTTTAGCAGCACCTTTTTTCTTCATTGGTTTCATAGCCATTGTTTATTTCTCCTGATATAAGTTGTTAAATACTCGTTCCGTATCCCAGATGTATTCAACATCTTCTTTGGAATGGAACATATGTTGGTTAGGTTTAAAGTCAGGAGCACCTTGTCCTGTTTCAAACCAAGCTGGATGAGTTACTCTCACTCTGTTATTGGGTAACGCAACTATGTTACCTGTATACTCTCCTGCATCTAGCAACTCCAGTACGTGTGACTGTTTGTGTTGAGCGGGATCATCTGCTACTTCATTGTCTGTGTAGTCAACTGTGAAGTAGTACTTAGCTGGGTAGAACTCTCCATCTACTTTAGCTATCCAAGGGGCAGGGCTTGCACGTTCTATCTTATAAACACTATGTGTATGAGACATGCAATCCCAAGGCTGTGCTAAATACGTAGGTAATGCTGTAGGCCATTGCTCGTAGGGTGTGTCAGCTACAAGGGCAGTCAGAGGCATCCTAGCCCACATAGCACCACCGTGTACATTCTCTTCGTCTGTATCGTCTGTCTCACACCCAGTAAAGATAACTTGGAAACTAAGTGTTCTGTTTGGCATAGTTGTTACTGCAACCACCATACAGTGTAGAAAGTCTCCGTGGTACTCTTCCATGTTCTTAGTGTATTCACGTCTTACCCATGCTTTAAAGTGGGGTATGCTACTTTGTAGATACGGCATTATGTTTCCTTCGCAAGTCTGCTTTAGCTTTTCTGAAGAGTTCCGCTATGGTTGTCTTCTTCATAACTTTAGCACGTTGTTCAGCTACCGTCAATATCTGAATCTTTC